GCGAAACTCGCTGCTGAATAACACAAGAAAGGGGTTCTAACGAACCCCTTTTTTTATGGCATTGTAATATTAGTATTCTCTGTTTTTATTGTGTCATCATTTACAAATTGAGACGATCTACCATATATCATTATATCTCTAAAGTCATTTAGGAATTGTTGTAAATAATCTGGTTTAAGTAAGTATATACTTGATTTTTTCGCATTTAAACGTACTTCATGCATATAATTTGATACTCCTGTTCTAACATCAGTTCCACTTACTGTTTTATTTCCATTATCATAATATGTTAGTACAAAATCAGAATCAACAACTTGACCTTCTGGAAGAATTAATCTATCTTTACTATCTTTAATTTCTTTTGTTTCATAGAAACGTGTTTCATTTAATTCATCCCCATATTTGTTAAGTGCATAATCATATAAGTCTTTATTTGCTAAAGGCCAGTCATTTCTAACATTTATTATATTAGAAGACATTAAAACTACCCAATCTAATTCATCACTACCATACAAATCTTCTGCTACGTTTTCGGGACGATATCCATCAGGTATTTCATATTTGTCAAAAAGAGTAAAAATATTTTGTAAATCGTCTCTTAATTTTGTTCTACGAAATAAATTTTTTGCTTCAACATAATCCAAAGAAGAATTTTTGGATGGTAAGAATGATTGATATAATAAGTTTGGTAGTTCTCTGAAATATCCCATGTTTAGTACCCTACAGTATCGTCTAAGTCATAACCTCTTTCATCAAAGTAATCAATATCATAAATTGGTTCAAGTTCTTTAAAGGTTAAATCCATAGTCATAGAAATAGGCTCTCTATTTTCATAAGTTGCATAAACACCTTCAGCAGTATAATTGACAGATATATCAGTTAAGAAGCATTGTTTAAATTTATGTAAGAATGGATGATTTCTATATCCAGTTTTATATCTTAATTCGAATACGTTAGGTGTATTTAAAAATAAACTTGCACCTTCACCTGAAGTTACTTTAGGTGCCATATTCATTTTAAATGTTCTTATAATTAACTTGCATTGTTCTGCTTCTTTTTGACTTCGAGGAGTCATTTTAAATGAGAATCTAAAGTTTCTTAATGTAGGACCATTAAACAATAGTTCCATATTAGGGTTTAATATTTGTCCTTGTTCTCTTGCTAATAATTGATTAACTGATACGTTACCTCCAAATACACCAACTGCACTTGCTGCTAATTTTTTAGTAATCATATTCTTAGCAGCATCTACACTTACACCAGAACTTTTTAATGCATTACCAACTGCAGTTTTACCTGCTTCCATAGCTCCTTTCATATCTAATTCACCTGCTTTTTCTCCAGCATCTCTCATTAATTGATCTATTCCGCCAACAGCAGCACCAACAAGACTGTTTAATTTATCTTCACCATAAGAAGCAGAGTTACCATCTTGAATTTGGGATGGTATTTGTAATAATACAGTTCCTTTATTAACTAAGGATTGAGTTGTTAATCCACCAGGAACTCTGGATCTTTTAATAAGTTTTCTACTACCAGCAGAACCTACTATACCACCAAATTGACTTCTTTCCTTTATTGTTTGATATTTGGTAATATCAATTTGTAGATAATCTGTAGAGTCCGTCATTGATTCTAACGGATATCTTAATAATCCACCTCTTGCTTTTATATGAGATTCTTTATGTGCAGTTGTTGAACCAGTATTATTTTTAGCATAACTAGACGATACTATATCACCTGATTTTTCTGTCTTTGCTGCTTCTTTTGCTGCTTCTTGTCTTCTTTTAGCAGCACTTCTACCCATTTGTCGTTTATTTGGGTCTACTGTATATTTTTTATTCCATGCATCAGGGTTTGGTTTTCTTCTACCTTGAATAACATTATTCTTTTTAAACTTTTCAGGGTTTGCTTCCCTATTTGCAGCAGCTCTTTCCTGTTGTAATCTTCTATCTCTGTTTCTTTGTCTGGCTCTACTTGACATTATCGACCTTATATATTAATTTTAACTATTTAGACGGATTTTTCCATAAGGAATAGAACGTAAAGATTCTATCTCTTCTGAATTAACAATATGTAGGTTTCCTACCATTTCTTGCCATGTATATTGTCTTACATTTCCCCAATGAAAATTCAATCCTTTGAACCCCCAATTAAAAACATCTGTGACTGCAACCAATGGAAATTCATCATATTGAATACCTGGTGTTTTTGGTTGATATACAAAAGTATAATAATTTCCTGCTTCAGGAGCTCCTTCTGCTTCGGGGAGTGCTTCTAATATTTCTAGCATTAAATCATCAGGACTTTCAATTCCGATTAAGTTATCTGATATTTCTGCGATTCTATCTGCCATTATTTAATACCTAGTTCGTTCTCTGTTAAGACTTTAAATTCTAATTTACGATCCTTACAATACTCTGTTGCTGCTTCCCATTTTGCTTGGTTCTTTGCATATTCACATACCTCACGAATATATGATTTAGTTTTTATTTTTTGCACTTTAGGTTCTATACATTGCTTCTTTGGTTTTATTTCAATTACATATTTTTTAATTTGTCCAGTATTTTCTCGTACCTTAATATAGAAGTCTGGAAAGTATCTATGAGCACGATTATCTATTGGAGACAAATAAGGAATAAAGAATTCTTCACTTCCCCACTCTAAAATATTTTGATTACTATCACAATATTTCATGAACTTTAGTTCCCATAAAGAACGGTATATTATATTGGTATAATCCCCTTTATACTTCTTAGGAATGCTTGGTCTGAATTTTCCTTTATAAGCCATCTAAATAGAAATAATATAAGACTCGTAAGGTATTTAGAGTGGCAAAGGGTATAGTACAAAGAATAACGATGGATGAAGTCAAGTTAAAACTTGGCAAGCTGTCGTTGACGAATCAGTATCAGGTTAATTTTTCAGCTTTGAATAAAACTATAACTGATTTTCTTAAAGATTCTGGAATTGATAATGCTGATATTTTTCTATCTAGAGATGTCGGAATTCTTTGTTCTGATGCATCATTACCTGCTAGTGCATTTGCAACAGGAGAAGTAAAGGATAATTTTATGGGAGTACCGCAAGAGTTTGCCCATACCCGTTTATATACTGATATTGATTTTACTTTTTATGTTGATGAAGATTATACATCTTTAAGTATTTTTGAAGGATGGATGGATTATATTTCTAGTGGAGCAGATAATATAGATCCTGATGAAAAAGCATATTTTAGAAGATTTAGATATCCAGATGATTATAAAGTTAATACAATGACTATTGTTAAGTTTGAAAAAAATATTGAAAGAACTTTGATGTATGAGTTTAAGAATGCCTTTCCTAAATCTATTACATCTTTACCTGTTACATATGGAACAGCAGATTTAATGAAAGTTACAGTCAGCTTTAACTATGATAGATACGTTGTAACAAGAAGTTAAAATTACTCCTATAAATAAACTTACTGAAGTGTGAAAACATTATGCCATTACCAAAGATTAATACTCCGACTTATGAGTTAGTTGTTCCTTCTACTGGAAAAAAGATTAAATACCGTCCTTTTTTAGTAAGAGAAGAAAAAATACTTATTCTTGCATTGGAGAGTGAAGATACTGCACAGATAACAAATGCTGTGGTTGAAATATTATCAGAATGTATTCTTACAAAAGGAGTTGATGTTACTAAACTCGCTACTTTTGATATTGAATACTTATTTTTAAATGTTCGTTCAAAGTCAGTTGGTGAAACAGTTGAAGTTAATTTGACTTGCCCTGATGATGACATAACATCTGTTGAGATGGAAATTAATATTGATAGTATTAAAGTTCAAAAAACTAGAGGACATAAGAATATTGTTAAACTTGACGATCAATATTCTATGAAACTTAAATATCCATCTTTTGATCAATTTATTGAAAGTAATTTTGATACGAGTGTAGATACTAGTGATGTTGATAAATCATTGAATATGATTACTAATTGTATTGAAATGATTTACGATGAAGAGGAAAGTTGGGATGCTTCTGATTCAACTAAACAAGAATTGGAAGAATTTGTAGAGCAATTGAATAGTAAGCAATTTAAATTAATTGAAAAATTCTTTGAAACAATGCCTAAACTATCTCATAAAGTTAAGTTAACAAATCCTAAAACGGGAGTTGAATCTGAAGTGGTATTGGAGGGACTAGCAAGTTTTTTCACTTAGGTATGGCTCATACAAGTCTTGAGTCATACTATAAGGTAAATTTTGCCTTAATGCAACACCATAAATATTCATTAACAGAGCTAGAAAATATGATTCCTTGGGAGAGGGAAGTTTATGTTACTTTATTAAAACAGTATATCGACGAAGAAAATCTGAAACAAAGTGCCAACAATTAACCCAGAAGTAGTACCTTCTAACGTAAAACTAAATATCACTAACATGAAAACCATCTTTAATGGTGGTGGGAAAGGTGGTGCTATTGTTCCAAAGAAAGGTGGTGCTCTTGCTCGTAGTGGTGGTGCTCTTAGTAGTGAAAAAGTATTTCAATTAAATGATTTTGATCCTTTAGAAAAAAGGGTTGCTGCTAATGAAAAGAAGATTACTCTTTTGAAGAATGTTTTAAAGGCACAAAAACCTTTTGGTGGTAATGAAGATAAGTTAGCAGAAATAAATTCTACTCTTCAAGATATTGGTAATGCATTATCATTAGATTTTGCTAATAGAATTACTGAGGGGAAGGAAGCAAATAAATTAAGAAAAAAGGAAAACGAAGAACGAAAGAAAAATCTTGCTGAGAAAAGTGTAGAAGGAATAAAGGGTGCAGGTAAGAAGTTGGGTGCAGGTATCAAGGGAGTAGCAGCTAGTGTTGTTTCTCCATTTAAAAATGTTTTTGATAAATTAATTAGTTTTGTCACATTATTGGGTGCTGGTATTGCTGGTAATGCTGCGATTACTTGGTGGCAAAACTTAGATTCAAAATGGAAAGATAGAATAACTGGCACGTTTAATTTCCTAGCAAAACATTGGAAATGGATTGCTGCTGGAGTTGGTGTACTTCTTTTAACAAAAGTTGTAAAGAAAGTAAGACAACTGTGGAAATTAATAAAGTTTGTAGGTAAGGGATTTTTTAAAGTTTTAAATGGACTTAGAAAAGGTGCTGTTGCAGCATTTAAAGGAATAAAATCAATATTTAAACATGGTGTAAAAAGAGCTGGAAAACGTGCATTAATTAAAACTGGAATGAAAACCTCTACGAAAGTAGCATCCAAGGTTACCAGTAAGGTAGCAACAAAAACAGCAACTAAGGTTGCAACAAAAGCAACAACAAAAGCAGTAGGAAAGAGTGTTCTTAAAAAGATTCCTTTTATTGGATTAGGTGCAGGATTACTATTTGCTGGACAAAGAGCATTAGCAGGTGATTGGACAGGTGCTGGTTTGGAGTTAGCATCTGGTGCAGCATCAATGGTACCTGGTGTTGGAACTGGTTTATCAATAGCAATTGATGCAGGAACTGTTGCTAGAGATATTCATAGAGCAAAAAATGCGAATGAAGTTCCAAATTTAGAAGTTGATGAAACAAAAGTAATAGTAGAAGATTTACCACCTGTTAAAGTTCCTATACCAGAGAAGAAAGTTCCAGCACCAGAAACAACAGAAGTTGCTTTTATTAGTTCTATTAATCCTTTGAATGAATATATGACTTTAACACCAGCGTTGCACGGGATAGTATAATATTATGGCAACTGTTAAACTCCAAGATAGGGAAATCAAAAAACTTAAGATAACTGTAACTAATATCAAAAGTGTTTTGCTTGAAAAGAATAAAGAATTGAAGCAAGTTAAATTGTCTAAAAAAAGATTAGCTAATGCTGCTTTACAATTAGAAAGAAAAGAAGAAAAAGAAAAGAGTGTAGAATCGGTTAAAAAATCTTCTCCACTTACTAGTTTTTCTAAAAAAGCTGGTGCTGCAACTGGTAATATAATTGATAAAATTAAATCTTTTGGAATGATAGTTTTGGGTGGAATTCTTGTTAATGCATTACCTGGATTTATCAAAAAGTTTAATGAGATATGGCAAAGTATTAAACCTTTTATTGATGGTGTTGGTTCTGCTATAAAAAATATTGTTAACTTCTTTGGGGGTATTACTGAATCGGTAAAGAACTTCCTTGGGATTACAGATAAAACAAAAATAGATGATACTGCACAGAAGGAGTTAGAAGGCGAACTTAAAGAATTGGAGAAAGAATCTGATATTGATGTTAATAGTCTTAATAATGAAGATGAGTCAGTTGAAGTTGATGATGAAGGTAATGTGATTGGTGGTGAAGATGTTATGAGTGATACTGATATTCCAGCAGAAGAAACTAGTGATACTCAAAGTGAATCTGAATCTACTTCAGATATATCTAAGATGATTGATTCTGTTCCATCAAAAGGTGGAGGAGTAAAACCAAATCAAGCTCAGATTAAACGCATAAATAACAATCAGGATTTGGCTAAATTAAATCAAAGAACTTCTACTGGACATAAAACTGTGATTGTTCAAAGACAAGTTGTTGAAGTACCAGTACCAGTATAGGAGGATATAAATGGCAGGAAGTGCAGCAAGAGCATCTAAGTATGCGAAAATGATTATTAATAAAGATGGTAAAACTGCTAATTTAGCAGGAAAAACTACATCTTTTGATTACTATGAGAGTGTATATTCTCCAGAAGTAACTGCTACTTTAGTATTTTTAGATGCTGGTGAATCTATTGAAGCAGATAAGAATCAAGATACACAAAATAGAAAAGGAAGTATTAAAAATTCATTACCTATTACTGGATATGAAGATCTAGAGGTAAAAATAGAATCTAAATCTGGAACTTTAAATTTTACACAGAATCCATTAAAGGTTAATAGTGCTCCAGTAGTATCTCAGGAACCAAATCGTCAGTCTGTTTTTCTAAGTCTTAAATCCAATCCTGCTATTGATAATTTTGATATTAAAGATCCATGTAAAAAATATAAAGGTAGGATTAGTAATACTGTTGAAAAGATATTGAAAGATTTAAATGTTAAAAAATATAAAATAGATGGTACAAGTAATAGTTATGATTTTATTACAAAAGGAAAAGGTGGATTAGATTTAATAAATGATTTGTGCAGAAAATCTATTCCAGACAATGGTGATCCTGGATTTTTCTTTTATGAAACTCAAGATGGACTTAATTTTAGAGCAATAGATAATCTCATTGCTGAAGAACCAGTAGAGACTTATACATATTCTGGTGCTTTAAAGGCAAATCTTAAAGATGATGCAAATGATTTTAAGATTTTATTACCACCTGATATTACAAAAGATCAAGATATAACAAAAGCATTAGAATCTGGTACATATAGTAGTCGTAATGTATTTTTTAATCCTTTAACTTTCGTGACTGATGATAAGATTTATACTATAAAAGATAAAAAAAGTGCTCCTAAAAAAACTTTAGGTAAAGAAGTTCCAAATACAGATAAGGTAAAAAGTTATAGTAAAACTAATTATCATATTTTAGATATTGGTAGTTTAGATCCTAATAATACAGTTCCAAATAATGATCCAAGAGAATGGCAAGCAAAGGCACCTATGAGATATAATCTTCTTCATTCTCAATTAATGACAATACAAGTTCCATGTAATTTAAAATTAAGAGCAGGAAATGTAATTAAAGTTGAATTTGAAAAACAAACTAGTCAAAAGGAATTGGGTGGTGCAGATCAACAACAAAGTGGTAGTTATTTAATACTACATCTTTGTCACCATTTTGATTCTAAAAGATCATATACTTCTATGACTGTTGCTCGTGATACTTATGGATTACACACTGGGAAGAATTAGATATGCAGAATAAAATCGATTTAGACAATCAATCATTTTTTGGAAAGGGTGTAGAATTCTGGTTGGGAATGATTGTGTCATTTGATAAGCAGAGAAGTCAAGTATCTGGTGAAAAAGGATGGGGTTGGAGATACAAAGTTCGTATTATAGGTGATTATTCAGATCATGATAGTGTTGAGGATAAAGATGTTCATACAGCAGTTGCTTTAATTCCAACGACTGGTGGAACAGGTGGTGCAGGTAAATCTGCTACTGTAAAATTAACGCAAGGTGATGTTGTTTTTGGTGTCTTTTTATCACCTAATAATGGATTTCCAGTAATTCTTGGTGCTTTAGGTAGAACACCAGATAGTGCAAAAGAAGCAGATAAAAATGGTGATAGTAAGCTTGCACCTAAACCTGGATTTACTTCTCAACAGAAACCAGGTTTAACTGAAACACAGGAATTTACAGGACAGGCTACTGTGGAGACTCCTAAATTAAAAGCTGGTGGAGAGAAAGGTGGTGGTAAAACAAAATCAACTCCTACTGGTGATGGTGGAGAATCTGAAAATAAAGGATTAGAAAAAATTGAAGGTGGACTTGATAAAGAGAATTCTGTTGATGCACTTCCTGATCCAAGTAGAATAAAAAAAGTAGATCAACCTGTAGGGTTTACTGATAAAGCAACTGAAGATTTGGGAGTAGGAGAAACAAATAGAGAAGTTCTTCAAGGTATAGAGAATGAAAGAGCATTGTTGGATGGACAAGAACCTAGAAAAATAGAAGTAAGTAAGACGAAGAAGGAACTAGTGTTGCGTCCAACTGATACAGGAAACGATAGAATAAACAATAGAAATAAAAGAATTAATGCATTACTGTTAAAAGATAGATATGGTGGAACTGGATATCCAATTACTATAGGAGACAAAACTTATCAACCACAAGATCCAGGATATCTAGATGCATATAATACTGCTGCAGTAATTCCTAGTGCTAATAATTGATGATAAATACTAAAAGGAGATGATACAGCTATGAGCATAATAGGCGGTCCTTTACCAAAAGTTAATGAAACTAAGCAGAAGGAATTTTTTCCTTCTGAACCATCAGTGTTTCCATCTGAACAACAGATTAATGCATTCACTAAGTTGATTAAGGATAATCCTCCTGGTGATAAATGGCAGTCTGCAATTAAAAATATTAAGAATCAATATCCAGAGCAACTTGGAGATATTAATCCATTTTCTCCAGAAGCGATTGATAAGTTATCTGACACAGATTTTAAAGAATATACAAAAAGATTTGATGAGTATAAGAAAGTAATTTTTCCAGAAGTTAAAGCAGCATCATTGACTTCTGGAATGAAGATAGTAACTGCAAATCCAGATAAGGATAATTTCTTTGCAGAGACAGAAAGTGCTGTAAGTAATTTTTTAAAAGTAGCAACTAAAGTAGATAACTTTGCTCTTGATCTTCCTGGTGAAATTAAAAGTGTAGCAAAGATGATTAGTGGTTCTTCTAAATCACTTATTTCTAATTTATCAAATTCTCTTGCGGATGGAATGATTGGTTGGGTACAGGGTGGATTAGATAATGTTGCTTCAAAAATATTTAATGCTTATCCAAAATTTAATGTAGCATTGAAAAAAGTTATTAATGCACAAACAGCATTAATCGGTCCAATTACAAGTATGTTTGGTTCATTAGATTGTTTAGTTGGTAAAGTATCTGATGCTTTGACTGGATCGATTGAAGATATGTTAACTGGATTGGTAAAAAATAGTTTAAATGCTCCAGTTTGTGCTGTTCAGCAGTTTATAGGTGCTATAACTGGTAAAGTTACATCAATGATTGATTCTATTGTTTCTCCATTTGCAAACCCATTAGGAGGAATATTGGGTGGTGGTTTTAAGGTAAAGGATTTTCTTAGTAAAGGAGCTAATTTATTAGATAAACTTCAAGATCCTTTTGGTTGTAAAGCGGAATCACCAATTAAAGAATCTATTGCTACTGATAATTATGTTATTGATGGAGGAGAGAAGAAATCGAAAAGCAGTGTTAAACAACAATCACTTTTAAATAAAGCATTTGGTGCTGCTAATGGTGCTGTTAGTCAGATAGAGAAAGTAAAAAATGATGTATTAGATGGTATTCCATCAACTTTAAGTAAGTTTGAAGAAGAATATGGACAGTGGAGTGTATTTGGTTCTAAGGTTAGTGAAGCAGCAGATCAAAGTATAGGTACTGATTGTTATACTGGAAATATATTTAAGTGTGGTGCACCGAAAGTTGAATTTTTTGGTGGTGATGGAAGTGGTGGTGCAGGAAAATTGCTTCTTGGTGGTTTTATAGATAAACTTGATGTAAATGATATCTATGGTGATATTAAAAGAACTGCAAGTATTATTGGTGTTGAAATGACTGATAGGGGTAATGGTTATACTGAAGAACCAATTGTTTCTTTCACTGATAGTTGTGAGCAAGGATATGGTGCATATGGTAAAGCAGTTATTGATAAAAATGTAAACTCTCCTACTTATGGACAGATTACTAAAGTTATTATGTTAAGTGAAGGTGAAAATTACCCAGTTGATATTCCTGCAGAAACAGATCCTGTTTATATTAGGGAAGTTATAGTTGAAAATCCTGGAAAAGGATATGAAAATGCTACAATAGAAGATGAATGTTTAGTTCTTAATACTAAAGATGGAAAATGTGTTAGTTGTGATGTTATTTGCCAGAAACCATATACAGAATTACCAGAGATTATAATTAAGAATCCTGGTTCTGGTGCAGTTCTTCGTCCTGTTATGTCAATAACTCCTAAGGTAGTTGATGAAGAACTTCAAGAAGTTATAGATTGTGTAGGTACGGGAGGGGATTAATAATAAGTGGCAAATCAAGAGAATCGCACGGTTGAAATAGTCAACCAAAAATTATTATTTGAGTCTGGAACAGAAGTTGTTGGAGTAGCTGGAAAGACTGCATATATATTACAATCTCAGACTTCTGATGAGGTTCATTATAATCAGAGTTTGCATGAAGGTAGTGGTTTATCTCGTCAATATGCAGAAAAAGCACTACAGGTAGAGTGTGGAGTTAAAAATAAGGATAATGAACAGAGTTATAAGATTCAGGTTCATCATGGTAATTATACTGTTAATGCTGATAGAGGTGCTGTTTTAATTAAAGGAAAATCAATTTGTTTAGAAGCAGAAGATATAACGTTAAAGGCAAAAAGTACAATAACTATTGGAAATAAGAATAGAACTACCGATCAGATTAATCTCAATGCAAGAAAAATTCAAGTTTCACGTAATAATGGAAATCTAGGTGATTGGATGAAAATTAGTGATAAGTATAAAGGATTTGCAAGTTCCTTTGTTAGTAATAGTTTGGGTAACATAGGAGCATCTGCTCTGGGTGGAACAAGTTTATCTTCTCTTGCTAAAGCTGCTGCTACTGCTTATGGTGGTCCTGTGGCAGGTATGGCTGCTGGAGAATTACTTGGTGGTGGAGGAGGAGATTTTAGTCTTGGTGGTTTAGCTAAAACTGCTGCTACTGCTTATGGTGGTCCTGTGGCAGGTGCAGTTGCAGGATCAGTAGTTGATGAGTATACGAGTTAAGGAGGTAATATAAATGACACAAAGTTACGGTAACCAAAATACTCATAGTGGAGATTCAATATTTGAAGACGTTTATATTTACGGAAAACTTTATTATGATTTTCAAGGTGATGCTTCTTTTAGAGATTTAGAGGTTGATACATTAAAAGTTCTTGGTAATTCATGGTTTGGTGGTATTGCTACGTTTAAAGATGATGTTTTTATTGAAGGTGAATTAGATACAGAATATTTAACAGTAAAACAGAGATTAGATGTTGGTATTGGTGGATCAGCACTTCATGCTGATGTAAGAAAAGTTGAAGCTGGTGCACCAAATTATGCTGAACCTGCACTTGAAACTGTTACTCAGCTTCAGCAGATTAGAGTTGGTATAGCAAATACAGAACCATTACATAGATTCCAAGTTGGTGGACCTAATACTATGGGCACTTACTATGGTCCTGGAACTATAGAGGAGAGTGCAGCTACAACTTTTGTTGTAACTGGTTTAGGAACAGTTGGAATTGGAACTACAACACCTGGTAAACTTAGTACATATGATCCTAATAATCCTGCAAGTGGAGTAATAAAATTAGATTTAGATGGAAGTGTACATATTAGTAGAAATATTTTTGATTCTTCAAAGTCTCCAGGTGTTAATGGGTATTATTTAAATAGAGATGCTAGAGGAATTAGGTGGATAGAAGCATCTCCTATTGCAATGGAGGGAATATATGTTCAAGATGAGGGTACATATCTTCCAACTGTAGGTGCTGCTCAAACATTCTCTACCTTAAATTTCTGGGGTACTAATAGTCTTGGTTTAGGTACGGATACAGTAATTGCTATACCTGATCCAGATAATCCTACTAATATTGCAAGAATACAAACTAGAGATTTATGGGGATATTCAACAACAGGTGATGTTAATAGTCCAGTCTATAGGATGACTAAGGTTGGTATTATGAATAATAATCCAACATATGTTTTAGATGTTAGTGGTGATTTTCGTACTACTAGTAATGCTCAAGTTGATGGTAGATTAACTGTAGAATTACAAACAGCTTTAAATGACACTCTTGATGTAGATGGTAATACTACATTTAATAGTACATTAGATGCATCCAGCCCTACAAATGCCTCAGTTCAAATGGATGGTGGTGTTGGTATTGTTAAGAAATTATATGTTGGTGGTAATGTGGTGGTGGAGGATGATACTGAATCAGTAGATAAAGATACTGGTTCATTGGTAGTTGAAGGTGGTATTGGTATAGAGAAAAGTCTAAACGTAGGACTTAATGCAAAGATATTAGGAACCGCAGATTCAACTGATAAAGATACTGGTTCATTAATAGTTGAAGGTGGTGTTGGTATTGAGAAGAATTTAAATGTAGGACAGAATGCAAAGATATTTGCAATTACAGATTCAACTGATAAAGATACTGGTGCTCTTGTAGTTGATGGTGGTGTTGGTATTGAAAAGAGATTGAATGTTGGTGGACAGACAATAATTGAAGATACTACTGCATCAACTGATAAAGATAGTGGTGCATTAATAGTCGAAGGTGGTGTTGGTATAGAGGAAAAACTGAATGTTGGTAGTGATGCAAAGATATTTGGAACTACTCAAGCATCTAGTAAGGATACTGGTGCTCTTGTAGTTGATGGTGGTGCTGGTATTGAGAAAAAATTATTTGTAGGTGATGATACTAAGATTGAAGGAACTACAGAATCAACTGATAAAGATAGTGGTGCTTTAATAGTTGATGGTGGTGCTGGTATTGAGAAGAATGTTAATATTGGTGGTGCTTTAAAAGTAGATTCGACAACAGCATCTACTAATTGTACAACTGGTTCAGGTATTTTTGCTGGTGGTGTTGGTATTGCTGGAAAATTAAATGTTTGTGGTGATGCACATATTTTTGGAGATACATCTTCTACTGATAAAGATAGTGGTGCTCTTGTAGTTGAAGGTGGTACTGGAATTGAAGAGAATTTAAATGTTGGTGGTGATGCTAAGATAATTGGTACTTTAGAGTTAGAAAACTCTATTATTGATAAGTTGAATAGTGTTGGTTTCGATGTTAGTAGAACAAAAAATGATTATAGATTATCTGCTGTTGGTAGTGGTGTATCATGGAGACCTTCTGGTGTAGATACTGAAAATGCTATTTGGGTTACTGTAGATGGTGATGATAATAATACTGGATTATTAGAAGGTGATGCAAAGAGAACTGTTGGTGCTGCTGCATCTATAGCAAAAGAAGGAGATACTATTATTATTCGTTCTGGTAGATACACTGAAAATAATCCAATTGGATTAAGAACTGATGTTTCAGTATCTGGTGAAGATTTAAGACTTGTAACTATTATTCCTCAGAATAGAACTAAGGATGTCTTCCATGTTAGAAGAGGATGTTTGATACAGAATATTAATTTCTCTGGTCCTCCTGAGGATGGGATGGGTGGAGTTTCTTATGCTCATACTGATGCAGGTGCTGTTGCATTCCCACCTACACAAGCTGCTGTTACTGCAGGAACAGATTTCCAAGCAGTGACTGGATTTACTGATTTTGGTCCTGCTGATGAGGGTGCTACTGGTAGGTGGAAATCTCCATATATTAGAAACTGTACTAACTTTATGACTAAGAGTATTGGTATGAAGATTAATGGTGATTTTGCAAATGCTGATTTTACAGGAACTAATAATCTTGGACAAGATTTGAAATCTATGGTTTGTGATGCATTTACTCAATATAATGAGGCAGGTATTGGTGTTTCTATTTCTAATATGGCATATGCCCAGTTAGTTTCTATCTTTACTATTGCATCTGATATTGGTATATCATGTGTAACGGGAGGACAATGTGACTTAACAAACTCTAACTCCTCATTTGGTAATGTTGGATTAAAGGCAGATGGAGTTGGTATTACAGAATTTACTGGTACAACTTTTGGAGATGTAGCTGCTGAGAATGATGTATTTCCAATTACTAATTGTACGGATAGTTTAGGTAGATTTAGAAAACCTTTTGATGGACAGGGATTATACTTTAAGATTAATTTAGATGACTATACTGATATAACTGGCACTGGAATTATAAATGCACCTATGAAATTATACAGAGGTATTACTGTTGTTAATGGTGGTAATCCTGGTGATTATACTGCATCTGCTCCTCCAGTTATTACGGTTCCTGCTCCATTAGGTCCAGAAGGTATTCAGGCAGAATTCTCTGCTAATGTGAGTGCTGCTGGAACAATAACATCTGTTGATGTTATTGCAAGTGGTAGAAATTTCTTACCAAATCAATCATTTGATGTTTCTATATCAGGAACTGGAAGTGCACAACTTGAAGCAGACACAGATCCTATTTTATATACTGTGGCTGTTGCAAGTGAACCAACAGCTGTTGGATTAACAACTATAACATTTAATGAATTTGTTCCTTATGCTGTAAATAGTGGAACAGACATTGAACTCTTTAGAATTAGTCGTATCATTACTAGTTCTCATTCATTTGAATATATTGGTGCTGGTACTGATATAAATAAAGCGAACCCCTTCCAAGGGGGTGTACCTAAACCCGAAAATGAAGTCATTGCGATAAATGGAGGACAATGCCCATTCACGAGTACCGATCAAAAAGGTAATTTTAGAATTGGTGATGGATTAACTGTAGATCAAACAACTTCAACTATTCGAGGAAGAGATTTTAACCGAGCAATTCAAGCCCAATTAACACCATTAATACTAGCGTTGAGATAATATGGCAATAGCACCAGTCAATAAGTTTTTATCTGTTATGGTTCCTGTAGCACCAGGAGAACAGAAATTGTATGAGGTTCCTACAGGAACTTCTGCGTTGGTATTGTATGCTCAAGTTGCTAATGTTGGTGTAGGTACATATCCAACAGTTACTTTTATTCAGAGAAGAGAATCTAGAAGTACAGGACTTACAAGGGATATAAGAGTTATAAAAGATGTAGAGATTCCACCTAATGATGGTGTAATTTTAGTTGATGGTAGAATGGTATTGGAAAAAACACCATTAGTTATAGATAGAATTTATATACAAGGAACGCAAAGTGGTGTAAGTACGATTACAGATGTTTCTTATTGTGAGCCATTAGGACTTGCTACAGTTACAACAATGGATGCTCATGGTTTTAGTGCTGGTGAGCAAATAACTTTGGGTGGAATTGCATTTACATGCTCAAATAATAATTCAGGTATTACAACAACAATATTTCCAGATCCACAGTCATCTTATATTGTAGAAACTGCTCCAACTACTGATGCATTTACAACTCGTGTTGGTTCTTCAAATGGTATAACTCATTTTTACAATGCAGCAATTCATAGTTTTGTTAGAGCAGATAATAATTCAATATTAGCAAATAATACAACGTATAAGACTCCTACAGATGGAAGTTATGATCCAGGAACTGGTACTTTGTCTTTGACTATTGCAAATCATGGTATTCTTGCTGGTGCAACATCACATACTCCAAATGGTGCATTTTATAATGGTGATGTTGGTATATTAACAGTAACTACAGCAGCTGCTCATGGATTTTCGACAGGTAATTTGATTAAATTTGATGATAATGCATTGACATTTACTTGTTCAATGGGATCTGGTAACAAGACATATCCAAGATCTACAGATCCTGCTAGTGGTAGATGGAAAGCTATTACTGTAGAAAGTACTACTAGATTTAATTTGGATGTAGGAAAAAGTCCTATTGTTTCATTTAATGTTTCTGATGCTGAGTATAATCCTACTGCTGGTATTTTAACTTGTACTATTGGTAGTCATAGTTTATTGGCAAATACTAGTGTAAAAATAAAAGAAGAATCTATTAAATTTACTTGTGCACAAGATAGTAATGCATCTATAAAAGCTTATCCAAGATCTAGTGGATGTACTGGTCCTGGATGTGTAGGTGGAGCTGACCCTTCATATGATAAACCTGTTAATATTACTGCGGTAACAGACACAACAATTAGTTTAAATGTTGGTGCATCTTCTAATGTAACTGCTCATACATTTTCATCAGCAGTTGCAGGTGCAATAATAAGTGGTGGTGATTATGCACATACTTATGTAAGTGCAGTAACTAATGGTATGAAGAGATCCACTGCTTATGTTGGTATTGCTACTGGTTCTATATATTTTAAATGTAGTCAAGATGGATTTGCGACTGAGCATGGATATCCCCGTGCAACTGGATCTGATTATGCAGGAGGAGCTGATCCTGCACATAATACTAATTTAAATATTATTGAAGCAGATACTAATACAATTAAAGTAAATGTAGGTGTATCCACTCAGGGTGGACTTGTTGCTCCACTCCAAATGGAATTTCTTGCAAGTATTCTAGAAAACAGTAATGCCTAAGTATATAAGTGGAAGAGTAAAAAGAACTCCTCAGAGTGCTTTAACGGATGATAGATATCAATATCTTGGATTAGAACAAACAGAACCAAATCTTGGTGATCCAACAGGTACTTTACCTTCTGTTCCAGTAGGACAGCAATATCAGATAGTTTCTCTTGTAAATCATCCAGGAGAAAGATATTGGGTTACAAAGAGTGGTGGAATAATACCTGGTGCTATTAGTTTATATGATGAGGGAAGTCTTGTAGGAACTGCTGATAGTATTAGTCAGGTTGATTTTCGTGGAAATGCAGTATCTGCAATTGCTACTCCTTATGTTGAAGGTGTATCAACTGGTGTTGCTGGAACTATTACCGTTAAACCACCAGGTAATAATGGAAGTGTATTATTTAAGGAAGCAAATGATTTTGCAACATCATCTAACCTTGTATTTAATACTAATGTTGGTATTCTTACAGTAGGTAATGGAATTGATATTGGAATTGGTGGAACTATTCTAACTGCAAAAACATCACCTTCAACAGGTTATCCATTAATTGGTGTAAATGAAGCAAATCCAACACAAGAATTAGATGTTAATGGTGATATTAGAATAAGAGGGACAATATATGATTACAATAATGATCCAGGTAGTCAAAGTGAAGTTTTAACTAAGGGTTCTAATGGTGTTGAATGGGTATCTCAAGGTTCAGTTACAGCAGGTGCTGGTGGAACCATATATAATGTTCAATTTCATGGTACTACAGGAGTTGTTGATGGTGCTAGTAATTTTGTCTTTAGATCTGATACTAATCGTGTAGGTATTGGTAGTACACAACCCACTAAATTATTAGATGTTTATGGGCCATCTAGGTTTAGAAGTGGCATCAGTGCTGATATGCTTTATATCACTGGTGTTAGTACTGCTCTTAATCTTATTAATGCAGATGGTGGTATAAAGGCAAATACAGCATCAGTCACTGATCTTACAACTGGACGTGTTGTAACTGTAGGAACAGCAGGTGAACTTCAAGACAGTGCTAATTTAACTTGGAATAATACTACAGGTTACTTAGGAGCTCTTAGTTTAACTGTTTCTGAGAATACTACTACTGGACAATTAAATGTAACTGGAATTACTACGATTGGTAGTGTAAAGATAAGTTCAGATACAGTTACTACAACTTCTGGAAATTTAAAATTAAATTCTACTAGTGGAACAACACAAGTTGATGATATTTTATTAGTAAATTCTACAATACAATCTAATGATAAAGATACTGGTGCTCTTGTAGTTGAAGGTGGTGTTGGTATAGAGAAGAATGTTAATATTGGTGGATTACTTAATGTAACAGGAATTGCAACATTAAACAGTTCTGGAGGTATTACCACAACTGGTGGTGATTTATATGTGGGTGGTACTTTATATCTTAAATACCCTTTAAATTTAAATCAGGCTAATTTTGAGAATCTTTATGTTTCTCCTGGTATTTCAACATTTAAAGGAGATGTAGAGTTTCATGGTGCTCTTGGAGTAACATCAGCTTATTGGGATAAGTCTGATAATGCACTTAAGTTTATTGATAATGCCAAAGCAAAATTTGGTACTGGTGGAGATCTTGAGATATATTATACGGATGGTGATGGATCTAATGATGGTAGTGTATTCAAGCACACAGGACCGCATGATATGCGTTTCCAAATACCTTCAGGTGCTCATGATATAGTATTTGAAAGGACTGATGGTGCTAATTTAGCAGTATATAATGCTGATAATAGTGTAGATTTACATTATAGAGGTTCTAGTGGTGCTGGTAGGAAATTTCAAACTTCTGGAATTGGAGTTACTGTAATTGGACAATTAGATGCTACTAGTGCTGTTCTTTCTGCTGCTTTAACCGTTGGTGGAGATACAAATTTAAATGGTAATGTAGTTCTAGGTGATGCAAATACTGATAATATAACTGTTAATGGAGAATTTAATTCAAATCTTATTCCTGATGTAAACGTTACCTATGATTTAGGTAGTGATGCTCGTAGATGGCAAACTGTTTATGCAAGAAATATTGAGGGATTAACTAATTTAGATATTGAAAATTTATATGTAAGTGGTATTGCAACATTTAAAGATGATGTGCAGTTTCATGGTACTGCTGGTGTTACATCTGTTTTCTGGGATAAGTCAGCAGACACTTGGACATTCTATGATCATGTTAAAGCAAAATGGGGTAATTCTGGAGATTTAGAAATATATCATGATGAAGATAATAGTATTATAAGTGATGTTGGGACAGGTAGATTAAAGATTCTTGGTAGTAATGTAGATATTGATGCATCTAGTGGAGTAGATTTAAAACATAATGGTGTTAAAGTATTTGAAACTCTTGGACTTGGTGTTACTGCCATAGGTAATATCGCAGCTAATTCATCTAGTATATCAGGAATTGCTACCTTTGAAGGTGCAGTTCATGATAGTACTAAGAGTGCTGGAAGTAGTGGATGGCTTTTAAGTTCATTAGGTGCCTCTGGAACACAATGGGTAAGTCCAGGATCTATATCAGTAGAAAATGCAGAGAAGGTTAGAGTTACTTCTAAGAGTGATAATAATACTTACCATCTAACATTCGTTGATGATATAACAACTAACTATCAAGGAATTAATGTTGATAATGATAGTTTAACTTGGAATGCATCAACTAATTTATTAACTGCTCAAAAGTTTAAAGTAGAATCAATAGAAGAATGGGGTACTGTTGATACTGGACAAAATGAACAGGTTATAACAGCAGATGGTTCTGGTGGGTGGACATGGAAGGATAATACAAGTGGTGGTATTGGAACAGTATTTGTAAAACAATATACCAAGGCATCTGGTTCATCAATAGCACCTTTTGTTCCTGATGCTGTTGAAAGAACTTGTACTTCTTATATCACAGTTGATACTACTACAGCAGGAATTTCTACTATTGGTATTGCAGAAACGAGTAATGCTTATGGTAACCATTGGACTCAAAGTGATGATCCTACTTCTGTTGCAGGTGGTAGTTTAACTGTTTGTGATGGTGATTTATGGTATGATACTACTGATACTGGTGGGTCTGCTGCTGCTGGCGGTATGACTATTCTGGATGAAGGTGTTACATTACCAACTATTGCAACAACTCTTGATTTTGTAGGTGGTGGTGTTGTAGCAAGTGGAACAGGAGCAACAAAAACAATTACAATTTCTGGTGGTGCTGGAAATCCAGCTGGATCTGATACCCAAGTTCAATATAATAATGGTGGTTCCTTTGGTGGAATGGCTGAACTTACTTATAATGATTCCACTGGTGATATAACTCTTGCAGGTGCAAACTATAATACTATTTGGGATAAGTCTGCGGATGCATTGGAATTTCAGGATAATGCAAGAGCTAACTTTGGTACTAATAATGATTTACAAATATCTCATACTAATGATCTTTCTGGACAAAATGATTCTGAAGGAAATAGTGTTCTTGATGGTGGAGATTGGTGTTCATTAATAAAAGAAGCTGGCACAGGTCCATTCATATTTAAGACGGATGGTGGACCTGGAACAGGAGCATATCAATTCTATGATGCAGGTTGGAGACCAATACTCAAATTATTCAGTGGTACTAGTGCAAGGGCTGCTTTATACTGGGGTGGAGTAGAAAAATTAATTACTGATACAGCTGGTATTTCTATTACTGGTGGAATTAAAGATAAGGATGGAGATTTAGGATCTGCAGGACAAGTTTTAAGTAGTACTGGTACTCAATTAAATTGGATTGATGCTACTAGTGGTTCATCTACATTAGCTGGACTTACAGATACAGCAATTACTTCTGCTACGAAGAATGATATGTTATTATATGATGGTACATCAACTAAGTGGGACAATGTACCTAGTGGTGTTGCTAATGTTAAACTTTATGGTGCAGTAGGTGATAATG